GTATGGATTTGTGTGAAGATTTTCCCTTGTGGTTTTTTTTATTTGTGTATTGTTTTTTTGTGTTCTGTGGTCTTGTTGTCTCTTTGTTTTGTTCATGCCTCTATTATATTTTTTTTACGTTCACCTGTCAAGTTTTTTTATTTTCGGCGTGTCGTTTTTTTTATTGACACTGTGTCAATGGTTGTATATGCAACATGCCTGGCTAAGTTACGGTTACGTAACCGTAGCTTACTTGCCTGCCTATCGGTGGTTGTCTTTTGTTTTTTTGTTTTGTTTTGTTTTTGGGCGTGTCGTTTGTTTGTTTGTGTTATAGTGTAACTATCAACTTCAAGGGAAAGGAAAAAATAAAATGTGGTATTTTAATATCACCGCAAACGGTTTTCAGGTTTTTGAGGTTTTGTCTGATTGTGTGAAGCCTAGTGGTATGTTTTGCACAGCGTCGCTTAAGTCTTCGTTGGATGGCGTTTTGTCTTATATTCGTCATGCGTATGTTGGTATGGATGTGGATGTGGATATTGATAATGCTACGTTTGATCTTGACGGGACGATGGTTGGCGTGGTTAAGGTTTCACTCGTTTGATTGGAGGTCAAATCATGGAATGGCATTATTTTACTGTTGTTGATGGGTACACGGGGTTAGACCGTCGTTTTCGGTGGTGTGAGCATCCATGCGACTACTGCGATGTGGACTACCGGTTTGCAATATTTGATCTAGACCGTGGCCGTTGGGTGACTTTTAGGTCGTTTTTCGACGTAGACGACGGAATTGCTTACTGTAATGGCATTGATTTTCAAGATCTTAGTAGGGCTTTTAATAGTGGACCGTGGTGTTATGATGATTGATATGACTGTTGTCGTTTGCATTCTTTCCGTGTTGTTTCTTACGATGGCGGCTACGGTGTTTTGCGAACTGCCGCGCAACGCGCGTGACGTCTTTTGTTTTTTGGTCATGCTCGCTGTTGGCGTGGCTGTCGTGTTGGTTTTCATAGTAAGGGGGGTCTGAGATGGCTTATAATGATATGAATGTTGCCGTGTTTAGGCGTGGCGATGATAGGCGTCCTATCTACCGTATGCGTGATTTCGACGATGCGATCATGGAAAGCAAGCGTGTTGTCCGCGCCACAAAAGGCCATAAGCGTGAACTGAACTTGAAGCGTTTCGACCTGGGGTATGGTGATTTTGAAACGTGCTGCCGTGCCGTGAACATGCTATGTGAACTGTGGCGTGAGGCACCTAGTGAGTGGTTTACGCAAGCGGTGATTACTGTGTCTCAGATTGCGGGCGGTCTGACCATTGGTGACGGACTTCTTGCCGCCCTATCCCGCACGTACGACGTTGAATATGCGGACGGTTCCATCAATCCGCCTAATCTGATTGCATGGTGTGCGGTCTGTGCTGTCAAGGGTGCTACGTCGTATGACTGTTGCACGGTTTTTGATAGTCCTCAAGCAGAAAAACTGATTATTGCCGTGTTTAAAAATTTTGACAGACTGGACACGAAACGATATAATGACGTAGAATTGCAAAAAATCTTTGAATAGGAAAGGTAGAATCTCATGGCACGAACGAAAACCGAAATTTTCCGCACGCGCGTCTATGCCGTACTCAAGGGCATGGAATTGGTGGATGGTGATTTCATGGAGGCTGAGCACGTTATCGACGGACGCCTTAAGGACGCTCGCGCATATTCGATTCGTGCGAAGAAATTGTTTCCTAACTTCATTCCGCGTTCCATCCGTATTTTTTCGCAAAAGGTTTCCATGAATGAGGAAACTTTTTACAAGTATGCGACTTTTGAGGAACCGCAGGAATGGAATCCGGAAGAGCATACAAATCGACACGCCGACGTTGAAAATAATGAAGACGTGTGATATAAAAAGATTTTAGGCATAAGCCTGAAAATAAAATAACAATAATCCAGGAAAGGTTAAACAATGGAAAACAACAATACCGAACTCGTCGCGTTCAACACCGAGAGCACCGAACTCGGCACCGTCCAGCACTTCATCGACACTTCGACCCGCGAAGGCAAGATCAAGCTCTACAGCGCATTGCAGAACGCCAAAAAGCTCGACGAACACCTCAACGAGCCGCTGAACATGACGAACGCCGTCGTCCAGGCCGTGCAGGTGACCGACGACCAGACGGGCGAAATCTCCAACACCGTGCGCGTCATCATCGTGACCGATGACGGCAAGGCGTACGCGGCCACCTCCCCGACTCTCGCGGCGGGACTTAACACCATGTTCGGGATCTTCGGAACGCCGAACACTTGGACGGAACCGCTGTGCATCAAGATAGTGGAACGCCGCTCCCGCCGTGGCTTCAAGTTTTTCAGCATCGAGCCGGTGGACGAGAAAACGAAGTGAGCTTGCTATAATAACTGAATAGCGTTCATCCATAGAGAGCACCCAATCTTGGGTGCTCTCGCCATCTTAAGGACTGTGCCATATGTCTCGAAAGCAAAAACATGTCAAGGCACGTCAGGCCGCGCAAGCACGCGCCGCCCGCAATATCAAACAGCTTGGCGCTTACTCCCACTCGAATCTCGCCAAAACCGCGGACAAACAACTCGTCAACATCGCGAAAACACTAGGCAAGGAATGGGAACGTCAGAAGAAACAGGCCATAGCGGAAGCGAAAGCAACCCCATACCACGCCACCGCAGTGGAGAAGCCGACGAAAAAAGACATCATGTTCGCCCAGCGCACACCCATCACAGACGCGCAAATTCAGGCGGAACCCGTGGCGAAACGACGTAAACTCTTGCGACAACAGCAGCGGAAAATCAATGCGGCACGACGGAAAATCAACGAATGGAACAAAGCTCAGGCCATGCCCGCGAAAAGCGTGTACGACCAGCGCGTGGCCGAAATCACCGGCACCACCGGTGAGGGTTTCGGACGTAATCAGATCATTCCATCGAAACTCACCGATTTTCTGCAAATGACCAACGTGCTGAGTGATGAAGCTTTCGTGCGCTCCCAACTGGAAAGCGGACACCGCAACGAACTGCTGGATCAGATCCATGACGCCGCCGAAATATTGGGATTGCGCACCGAACAAAAAAACAAACCGTCCAGAAAGCGGGGACCAGGAAAACAGGGTAAAGACCTGTACGACGAGCATAATTGGCCATCCTATATGAGCCGCGGGCGGTACGAAGTGTTTGAGAAGATCCTGGCAACCACGCTCGGCTCGAAACGGCTGAAACGATTCCGTCAACTATCGGCAGCGCAAAAACGCGCGTTCATCGAACAGACAGATGCGCCGCGCATAGTGTTCGACTGGACGGTATATGATCCAGTACGGCACGGTTTCGCTTCGGTGTTCCGAGATAATAGCGAAGGCTATCAGCGTTCCCGCAAGCAGTTCGACAGGTGGTTGGCGGAAGCGGGCGCACTGGAAAAGTAGCACAGTAGGTTAATCAGGGGAAGTCGACCATGACCAGGCAAGAAAATCGAGTGGGATTGTGGTGTGCGGATAACATCATACGATTCACGGACGGCACCGCATTGCGTGACGTCATCGCACCTAACCGCCTTTTAGCGTCCATCATGTCAGGCGGCAAACTCACCATATACGTGACTGACCCAGACACTTTATATCCGTTTATGGCGCACGTCGTACACGCATTGCCCCACAACGAACACAATGCTAATCTGAGCTGGGACGCCATCATCTCGGAAAAAGGCAAATTCTTCAGCTTCACGGCACGTATCGACCGCGAGAATTCCGCACGCTTCTTCGACATATCCAATCTACTGCGTGAAAACTGCCGTATCGCCATGACCGGCACGCAACTACTCAATATTCTGCGTGAGTATGATAATCGCGGCTTGTGCAAGATCACCGCAGGCGGGGCAAGTATGGAGGCGTTCTCGTCCGGCGAGTGGAAATGGTATTACGATAAATTCCCCCAGCTGGAACCCGAAACTAAAAAGTCATTGCATGACGCCTATATTGGCGGTTTCATGATCGCAAGGGAAGGGGCGTATGACAGGGCTATCGACGTTGACTGCAATTCCATGTATCCGAGCATTTTACGTGACGAGTGGTTGCCGTGGGGCGAACCGGAACAATACGACGGCGAATACATCCAAGACGATGACATGCCATTGCATTGCGACGAACTCACGTTTCGCGCGGAACTCAAACCAAACGGCTACCCATTTCTACTCGACAACCGCAGCGTCTACGAACTCAACCGCCTTATCTCAACCCGCGGATACGTCACGCGCACGCTCACCGACATTGACCAACAATTGCTTTATGAGAATTATGACGTGAGCGTCTATAAGCATGTCAGGGGGTGGAAATTCCGCCGCTCCAAGGGTTTTTTTCGTTCGTTCGTTGATGAATGGGGAGACTTGAAACAGAAGGCGACGGGTGAAAAAAGACAAATGGCAAAACTGATCATGAACGCGCTCGTAGGGAAAATGGCGAGTCTGCCCAAGGGGTCCGTCATGATCCCACTCTCGAAAGACGGCATGACCTTGGACTGGGACGTCACCCAGCGTGAGGAATCGAATTTGAAAACCGACTATCTGCCCGTGCCCGTGTGGGTCAACGCCTACGCGCGCCGCAGGCTTATGGACGTGTGTCATGCGAACGCGGATAGGCTATTGTATGCGAACACGGATGGATGCATATTGTCAGGCTGGGGGCCGGTGGAATCATGTGACATTCATCCGACCGAACTTGGCAAGTGGAAAATCGCCGCACGATACGAAAAACTGACTATCCTGGGTATGAACCGGTATCAGGGATGGAGGGAAGACGGAGAGGTTGACGTATGTATGGCCGGAAACATGTTTTCCCAGCCCATCCCCTACGGGAAGTTTAGACATGGCGTGCACGTCATGGATGATTACGGCACAATGGTCATGCTATAATACTTGTGTCTTCCTGAGCGTCGATTTTCGACTGGGAATAACATGGGTCGGACTGCCACGGCTGAGAATGCCGCCGACCGTGAAAATCACTATCGTGGCGGTAGTGCCCTACGATCTTCAACTCGCGCTCACATGGGACGTTTCGACCCCGCGTGATTGCGGGGTCATTTTATTTTCTTACGACATGATATAATTTCTGTGGAACTATTGTCAATCGTTAGGAGTTTGTATGGCAGACCCAGACAATGACGGAGAGGAAACCACTACTCCGCCGCCGACTGAAGAGGAACAGCAGACGGAAACCGTCGATGATGAAGTAAAGCCGAAAGAACCCGAGCCGGAACCGGAGCCGGAAGGGCCGGACGTTTCCGCACGCCTTGATGCGATTGAAAAGGAATTGGCCGGGCTGAAAGCCATGATGGACACGCTCGGATACAATGACCCCGCACCGTCCGACAATGACGAGACGCAAGACAATGACGGCACCGAGTCCATCGAAGATTTGTTCGACTAAAATAGTTAGGAGATATATATAATGTCCAATATTCGACCATTGGCGGGCAAGGGTGACGTCGAGATCTTCAACGCCGTCCGAAACGCCACCTCACCACAGTTCCAGACCCGTATTCCGTCCGCAACGCAGGGCAATATCCGCAACGCGGTGGACACCATGCGCAACTTCCCCTATTTGCGCGACGAGTTCACCGGCGTACTCATCCAGCGTCTCATCGGGCTCTATATCCAGCACGCTGACTGGGACGACCCGCTGAAGCTTATCGGCTCCCCGCGCACCCTCAAGCGCTACGGCTCCACCTACGAACAGGCCGCAGTCGGCCTGGTCAAGGCACGCACCCGTAATTTCAATAAGGAATATTTGGGCGACGACGTTTACGGACGTTACAGTCTCCCGACCGCGTCCGTATTCCACCCGCTCACGTTCGACCATTATTACCCCGTCACCATTCCAGAGGATGCGCTGTTGACCGCGTTCGACGGCGAAAGCGGCATGTCGGATTATATCGCGGAGATCATGAACGCTCCTATCCTCTCGGATAGGAACGATATGTATCTCATGAAGACGCAGACGTTTGCGGAATACGCCCGTAAGGGTGGTTTCTATCGTGTGCATACTCCCGACGTCGGTAAGGCCGACTCGACCGAAGCGGACGCGAAGGGCCTACTGCGCCTCATTCAACAGATGGCGAACGAACTCAAGGCGTCCCCAATGTCGGCCATGCCCCGATATAACGCCATGTCCTGGGTGACGCCGTGGCGCGATGGCGAAGCCATCCTCTTCGCCACCCCGCAGGTGATCGCCGCGCTCAACGTCGAAGCACTCGCCGCCGCTTTCAACATTAATAAAGTCAATGTGCCGTATCGTATTATCCCGATTCCGGAGGATATGTTCGGTATTGGCGGACAGGGTGGCAAGGTGCAGGCCGTGCTGACCACGGAGGACTTCTTCTTCTGCTGGGATGAAATGCTGGAGACCACGAATTCCCCCGTTAACCCGATTGACGGAACGCGTAACATTTTCTACAAGCATCGTGGAAGCATTACTCCTAATCCTTTTGCTAACGCGATTCTCTTCTGGACGGGCGAAGGCTCCAATGAGTCCGTCACGTTGCCGGATACGCTCACCACGTCCACGCCGGTATTCGAATTGCGCGTGAAGAAGTACGGTCAGCCCGCCATCACTCCGCAGAACGTGTCCCGTGGCGACTTGGTGCAGGTGGTGTCCACCATTACGAGCGCCAACAGGGAAACGGCGACATTCCAGCCGGTTGGCATCAAGTACACGCTTGAGGGCGCCACCTCCCAGTTCACCTCCATTGACAATGACGGTATCCTACGTTGCGGTTTGGATGAAACCGCCGAAACGCTTAAGGTCACCGCCCAGGCAACCTACATCAATCCGGCAACGCCCGAAATCGACCAGACCGTCTCCGCCGCATTGTCCGTGCCGGTCGTCGGCACTTGGCTTGGAGGCTGGAAAGCCGGCGCCATCGGGTCCGTTGAGATCCAGGGCGGAAAGTCGGTCAAAGTGAACGGCCATGTAGCTCTTAAGGCGATCGCCACCAAGACGGACGGCAACACCGCAGACGTCACCAATCTCGCCACGTGGACGGTGGACGCCCCCGCGACCATCACCCCCAACGGAGTGCTGACCGGAACCACGGCGGGCACCGCCAGCGTCACTGTGAGGTTTGCGGAAGCTGTCGGAACGGCAAAGGTCACCGTCACCGCATAGCGATGATGACCAACCGCTAAAATAGGTGTGGATAGACTTTATCCACACCTATTGTTTTTTAGGAGAACTTTTATGAGCGCGAACGATTTGCCAATAAACTTCAGTTACGCGAAATGGACACCAAACACACGGTTCAAACTCTGTAACGTGCCGTGGGACATGGGCTACAGGGATATAGTCAAATGGGATAAAACCGCCCAACGAGAATATTTCAACCGATTGCAAGGTATCGAATTCACCGACTGCACTATGGCGAAATATGGCCTTCCGGTACGACTACCGGTGCCGTTCGCCCAAGCGTGCCAATACAATTATCTGATCGCGACGAACGACTATGACTTCGACACTCCCCGTAGTTGGTATTATTTCATCCAGACATGCGACTATGTTAACGCCAACACGACTCAGCTCAATATCCAATTGGATGTGTGGCAGTCATTCCAGCATGATATTCAATTGGGCAACGCCTATGTCGAGCGCGGCCATGTGGGGATTGCGAACGAGAACGCCTGGAAAGACTATGGAAAAACGTATTTGGATCTCCCCGAAGGACTCGATACCGGCAAATGCACCGTACTCACGGACGAGGCTTGGAAACCACTCATGGATATTGGCGCGCATGATGGCGTGAAATATACATCCTACGGGCTGATCATCGTAAGCACCACCGATCTGGAAGCCGATACGGGCACCAAGGATAACCCGGTGGTCAACACCGCCACGGGTAGCGCGTTTGAAAGTCAGCTTAATGGCACATCCATGTATTATTTGGATACGCCCGCCGATATTGTCACATTCTTCACCGAAGGCATGGGCGCACCGTGGGTCACTCAGGGAATTTGCGGCATCTACGCCGTACCGCATTTGCCGCAAACGTTGTTGGACGGACAGCCGAAAAAAACGGAACTTTTCGGACATTCTGTCGGTTTTATTGGTAATTGTTGGGAACTGCGCAAGAGAAACGACAATAGCGGCGCACGCTACACGGACATTATCAACTTGAAGAATTTCCGCGATACTTTCCAGTTGCCGGAACGCTACAAGTATCTGAAAAAGTTCCTCACCGCCCCCTATGCTTATATCGAATGCTCATGCCTGAATGGTACCGTGATAACCTATGAGCCGGAACAGATTCCAAGCGCTGACCTGATTATTCGAGAATCGTGGAATTACGCGCCACCGTCTCCGCGCCTGAACTTCTACGCGCGCGGATATCATGCGGGAAACTTGGGTGAACGTCAACCATTGACGGACGGCAAAGGACTGCCGATCGATACGGGCGAAATGCTCAACGCATCCTTCGGCATCACCAATTTCCCAACATTCATGACCGTCAACGACGGCTCGGCTTTGGCGTTGGCGAACAGCGCCTACACTAGGCAATACGCACAGCAGAGCGCGGATTGGAGTTTCCAGAAAACCCAGATGGGTATCAACAACGCCTACGCTCAAGCCCAGCTCGGCACGCAATATGCAAGCGCCCAAAACCGTCTTGGAACGTCGAATCGCAACGCCATGAACGCGATCAGCAACCAGGCTGCGCAGATGGGCACCGATCTGACGTTGAAGAATCTCGGATTCAACAATCAGATGGCGCAAATCAACACCATCGGGTCGGGTGTGGCCAACGTGGTCGGATCCGCAGCCACGGGCAATATCGGCGGTGTGGCCGGAGCCATCGCGGGAACCGCCATCGGCGCGTGGACAAACCAGCAAACCTACAACAACAACGTATCGACCGCTAATCAGCAACTGGCGAACACGCAAACCACCAACAACGCATCGACTTCCCAAGCTAACGCATACTCGCTCGCGCAAACCAACTTGTCCAACCAACAGACCATGCAGCTCGCGGACATGAACAGACAATTGGCGCAGGCGACGGCGCAAGGCGATTACGGGAACACGATCGCGGGCATCAACGCTCAGGTGCAGCAGACCCAAACCGTACCGCCAACCACGTCCGGCGCATTGGGCGGTGACGCATTCAATTTGGCTAACGGCCTGATTGGCGTCCTGATACGCTTCCGGCAGATTCCCCCAGCAGCCATGCAAGCCATCGGCGAAGTATGGCTACGATACGGCTATTACGTGCAAAGGTTTATGCAATTGCCGCAAAATCTTATGGCCATGAGTAATTTCACGTACTGGAAACTGCACGAATTGTACGTGCGTTCGAGCACGTGCCCGGAAGAATACCGGCTTACGGTGAAGGGAATTTTCGAGAGTGGCGTGACGGTATGGACCGACCCCGATAAGATCGGCGTCACCGATTATGCGGACAACGTGCCACTGAGTGGTATCGCATACTGACATATATAATGGAGGGAGCGTAAAACCTCTCTCCATTATTTATATTAAGGACGGTGACCATGAGCAAACGCAATAACGCGCGCAAGGCCGCTCACTGGGACAACCAGAGCGTGCTCGGCTCCATGTGGGGCAATTTGAACCTACCTGAAATGCGGCAAAGTCTCCGCATTAACCAGTATATGAAGCTGATTGAAATGCTGGCGGCAAGCCGGTTCAAATGGGTCAACCTGCCACCATATATCGACGAAAGATATTTGGAACTGACACTATTCGAGAACGGCTTGGCCCTCTTTTTCCCCGACAAACGCAAGGGGGTGCATCGTTTTATGGTCACGTCCGGCAATATCGGCGGAGTTAACAACTACAATAACCCAACCAGATTCCAGCCCGTCGCCACGAACTACTCGCACCCGCAAATAGGGTCGAAGGAATGCGTGCCGATCTGGGACAACCAATTACGTTGCACCATGATTGACGTCATGTGGAATTACGCCACACGACTGGCTATCGCCGACCGCGCGCTCGACGTGAACCTTGACAATATCAGCGTGCCGTTGATTATCGCCACGTCCGAAACCAACAAACTCACCGCCCAAAACCTCATGAAGGCACGTGAGGACGGCGACCCCTATG